GAGTGTGAAGTTCGTCAAAGACAACCCCATGAATATTGAATCCATGCTTGCTGTACGCTTCTGCTGAAAGCACCTGATAAAAGCTATTTGTGGGCAGATATACAATTCTTTTCTGCGATGTCAGAATTTTGACTCGTTTTGAAAGTGCAGGGCACATTCTCACCATATCCGCAGCAACATCAAATACAATAGTTGCCTGTTGTCTGTCAGCTGCGCAGCCGTAAACCTCCGCACGTTGCTCGCCATCTCCGCAAGTCAGCAAGAGTGCAACAGCAGCGGCAAGTTCTGATTTGCCCATCTTCTTAGGTATTTCGACATACGCAGTCGTAAATTGGCGGTAATTATTCGGCTTGATTGCACCAAACAAATCCCTTATTATCTGCTCCTGCCAATCAATTAATTCAAACTTTTTCCCTGCCCACGTACCTTTTGTACGGCATAAACACTCAATGAAATTAACCGCAAAATCGGCTTTTTTCTTATCGTAGTGAGAATCCTTATCCATAAATCTTGTCGGTTTGTATTTTTTCAGTTTTCGCATTTTTTCTCCATCAAAAAAAGCCTGCAAATTGCAAGCTTATAATATTGGTCACAAATCGCAGCTGTTGACTGCTTTTTGCGTTTTATTTGGCACACGACCGCCCACGTTCGCCTGTGTCGGGATTTTTCGTAGGGGTACTAATTTATATTTTGTATTGCGACAAGGCGATTTTCGGGCAACCGTGTGCGGTATATTTAAAAATGCGGTTCTTTTGAAACCGCATTATTTTCTATGAATATTTGTGCATTATCTGGATAATTTTTTCCTGTTCGTCCTTTGGAATTGATATTGCATCCATTGCCTCTCGGCACGCACAATCCGGGCATATCAACGTGAAATTATCTTTTCTTGAAATTGCCGGATGAGCTTTGTATTCCATTTTACAAATCGGACAAATTCGCTCTTTTTCTGTTGCTGCTTTCATGCTCTTTCACCTCCATCTGATATCACAAATGCGTTTCTTATTGGCATAAGACTGAATCTGAAATATTGATATCCCTCTATGCAGGTTTTCACATATGCACTGCTTGGAATCCCTGTTTTTCGCTCTTCATGCATTATGTAGACAAAAACGTCAAGCTCTGCGATTTTATGATTTTTTCTGATTTTAACAGGAAGTTTCATTTCCTTTTTGTAGTAGAAAACAGGATATCCCTCGTAGGTATCAAGCATCAATTCATCGCCCTGAGAAACTTCCCACACGGCAATCGGTACACTGCTTCCATCGCATTTTTCAATCGTCAAATACGAACCTGTCTTGCTTCCCTTGAACAATAACTGATAATCTTTTATTTCCGATGTTCCGACAATTTTTGCTCCCGGGCAACGCATTTTCATTTGTGCGACATTAAGATTTGAACCGTAAGCTGCATAATATTTTTTCATTGAAAATTTCCTCTCTTTCTGATAAAGCTTATCCTTTATCACCACCCCAAGCCACCCGTAGGTGGCGGTGGGGCGAGGTTTTCACCTCAGGCAGTTTCGTGTCTCCATGCTGAATTTCCGCATAATTTTTCGGTTAAAAGTTTTCTTGCTGTTGCAAATTCTTCCCCGACCATTCCAAGTCGTATCAGCCATGTTCTCATTGCGAATGCAGGGTTTTCATGCTGCTGCTCTTTCGGGCTTGCTGTTTTCAATTCCTTTGCCATCTGGCTTAGCAGAAGTGAAAGCTGAATCACCGTTTTCAATCTTCCTGCGTGAATTCCGTTTTTCTTTCCGTTTCCCGGTCTTAAAAATTCGTAACCTCTGAATTCAACCGTTCCCTTTGTAAAAAGGCTGTGCAGATTTAAAAATGCGTATCTGCTTTGGTTGTAATGTGCGTTTCTTCTGTTTTCTGCGTGGTGGGTTGTGTACCAGATGTCGGCAAGTTCTGCCATGCTTTCAGGCTTCTGGGCGTTAAGTTTTGCAAGGAAAACCGGATTGATAAGTTTGCAATATCTCTGAAGTCTTACCTCGTCAATCTCAAGGGCTTCAACTATAAGTAATTCGTGGCTTGCCATGATGTTTGCAAGGTTTCTTATGCTCTTGGCTGTGTGGCCTGCTCCGTCAACGTGAACATGAATCGCTGCCCCAACCCCTGCGTGGCTTATCGCTCCGGATTTTCTCAATCTTCTCACAAGTTCCTGTAATTCTTCCATGTCATCGTATGTTAAAATCGGGCTTACCAGTTCGCTTTGCTCGTCCTCTCGTCCTGAAATTGAAACGTCTTTTGAAAATTTCCATTCTCTGCCTTTTCTGTCCCATGCTGACCATGTTTTGTATCCGTTGGTTGCTGATGTATCCTTGTAAATTCCTGTTCCGAAAAATTCTGCTGCAACTTTTGCTGCCTTTCTTCTTGTTATGTGATTCATCTCAATTTCGCATCCGAATCTCTGGCTCAATGCTTTTTCAATCTGTTTTTCTGTTTTTGCGTTCATTTTATTTTCCTCCAAATTAAGGTGTTTTTGTTTTCGTTGTGATTACATATTACCATACATCAGAGGATATATCAAGTGGCTAAATATACAGAAAAACAGGGTCTGTATCTGCCCGATAATTGTGTGTATTACACACAATTATCAGGCTTTATTTTTGAATGCAGATGAGCCTTTCAGGTTTCTCAGAATTACTTTTCTTGCAATTTTATAATCTTCGCCAACCATACCGATTCGGATTAAAAAACATCGCATTGCATACTTTTCATTCTTACTTTCATCTATTTTCGAGTTCACTCTTTTTTGATTTTTTGCAAACTCACAAAGTTTTGAAATGAACTGAATATATGCTTCCGTATCGTCTGCATTTTCGGCTTCAAACCATGGAAATTCTACTGTTTTATCGTTTATTTCAATTTCGGTATTATCCATTCCGAAAGCGTGTATGAAAAGCTTTGATTTATTTTCAATTATCTTTTTCAGATTTTCAAGTGAACGCTCATCAAAAAAATCCCCTGGCATTGAAATTATGATTTTTTCATCTTGAGATTTAGCTATAAATCCACGTTTTTCAAGACTTTCAAGAAGATTTTCAATTTCATCACTGTCAGCGCTGTCATCAAAATTCAGGTTGCCGTCTTTGTCGATTGTAAAGTAGTCAATCTGATATGCGCAAGTTGGCATATACTTATATTCGTAAGGCACTCCGATGATTTCTGAAATTGCTTTTGCAAGCTCTTTTCTTTCTTTGCAGTTATAATAGATTGTCATATGTTTTCCTCCATTTTCAGGGTGTTTTTACCTTTGTTGTAACTTAATTATAACTCTGTTTTAATGATTTATCAAGTGTGAGATATGACAATCTTTACAGCTCATTTTTGTGCTTTTTATACGTTTTTGGTAAATGAAAAAGGACACCATTCAGGTATCCTTTTGAGCTAAATATTAAGTTAATTATTTTCTTGTGTATCCACACGATTTACAGGTAAGATACGATAACGGATTTGATGTGTCACATTCTGGACAGTTCCATGAGTCTGATTTTAAAACGTTTACTTTAGACGACTTTATTGTAACACTTTCTTAAGGTTTTGATTCATTTTGAATTGCATTAACAAGTGGCTCATAATATGACAAATCTACCGGTTTACAAGCACAAACAATTAAACCTAAACCTCCAAGCCAGAATCCCCATACAAAACCATGATTATCAGAGCCATAATAAAATTTGTTATTTAGTATTTTACGACCTACACAACCATTTATTACTCCAACAACAATGTAAGATAATATGACCAATATAACAACCATTTTAATTTCCTCCTTTTAGTTTAAAACACTATAATCTTTTTAACGTGTTTCTGTTTCAGTCAATCCAGCACTCGCATATATTAACATTGAATTAAGATCTTCATATGTTGTAATAGTAAAACAAAGATCAAGTTCTTCTTCATCAGCATAGGTAACTTGTGTATTGTATTGTGTATCTTTGTAGATGTAACTTTCTTGATTTTTTATCAAATCTTCTGCTTCGTCTTCTGTAATATAAAACATATTAGCGACAATCTTGGAAGTTAATTTGTATTCTTCATTAAGCCCAACTAAAAAGTATTTACTTGCATTATAATATTCAAAAATATAGTCATAATTCC